AGTGAGTATAGGGACATTAAGTTTGAAACACGAGTTGAGGAAAAGCAAGAAGGTGGAAAAAAATTAGTATTGCGAGGTTACCCAATATTGTTTAATACCGAAACCAAAGTGTATGATTTTTGGTATGGGGAAGTCCGAGAAACGATACTCCCAACAGCATTGGAAGGAACTGACTTATCAAGTGTTTATTTAATAACTGGTCATAACATTGAACCTGATAAAGTTCTTGGTAGAAGCAATGTAAATATGCGACTTGAAGTTGATGAAACTGGTTTATTCTTTGAAGCAGAATTACCAAACACTCAACATGCAAGAGATATTTATAATTTAATCGAAAGTGGACTTGTTGATGGAATGTCATTTGGCTTTTATTGTAGCGATCAAGTTAATCCTGAAACTTTAACAAGAACAATTACTCATATAGATGAATTGTTTGAAATCACTATCACTCCATTCCCTGCTTACAAAGAAGCAAGTGTTATAGTTCAAAAGCAAAGACAAGCTGAAGAAGAAAAGAAAAAGCAAGAAGAATTAGAATCACAAGCTGAAGAAGAAAAAAACAAAAAAGAACAAGCATTAAAAGAATTGGAGGAATTATTAAATGACTAATGAAGTTGAAGAAATAAGAAACATTAATCTTGAACTTGAAAGTTTAAAAGCTAGAAAAGATGCAATTAAAAAACAACTAGCTGAACATAGAGATTCTTTTACTGATGCACAAATAAGTGAAACAACAAAAGAAGCTCAAGAAATAAGAAATCAAATTAATGCAACAGAATTAAAATTAAAAGAAGCTCAAGAAAGAGCAAAAACAGTAAAACAAGGAGAAAATATAAAAATGGAAAACAGAGAAAATGTTAATGAAAAAGTAAATATTAGAACAGCATTTGCAAAACATATTTTATTTGAAAGCACACACAGAGCAGATGCAAAACTTACTGATGCAGAAAAGAGAGCATTAGGTGTAGCATCAACTACAACATCTGAAACTTTTGTAGAAGCTACGGCAGATGTAGATGGCATCAACAATGGTGGAGTATTTATACCACAAGAAGTTATGCTTGATATTTTAAGAGAAGAAGAACTTGAATCTCCAATTTATAGAGATATTGTTACAACAGCTATTAAAGGAAAAGTTAAATTCCCTTATAGAATTTCAAAAACTGGTGCAAAAACTAAAGCTGAATTATCTCCAACTGAAAATGAAAATGTTGAATGGGGTATTTTAAATGCAGCTACTGGTAACTATACAGATAGCATTGTTATCACATTTGAAGAAGAAGCTATGGCTATTGCAGAATTTACAGATTACTTAATTTCACTTATTGGCGAATCAATGAGAGAATTATTAATCAATGACTACATTTATGGAACAGGAACAAATGACCATGTATTTGGTATTACAAATAAAGCTATTGCTTCAACTTATGCAGCTTCTGATGATGTAACAACAGTTATTGAAAATGCTATTGCTAAACTACCTGTAAAGAAAAGAGCTGGTGCAAAAGTTTACTTAGCTGCAAACCTATTTGACAAAATGACATTTGCAAAAGATAAAAATGGTGCATACTTACTTCCAGTTCTTAATGGTGGTGGCTTAACTAAATTCTCATCATTTACTGCTGAAATGGATGCTAACTTAAAAGAAGGCGATTTCATTATTGGTAATGTTTCAAAGAACTACAAAGCAAACATTAACAAACAAATGGAAATTGGTTTAGATGTTTCTAACAGAAATAGAATTAAAACTTATACAACTCACATGATGGTTACTGCAGCTCCAGTTCCAAATTCATTTGTATATGGTAAAGTTCAAGGCTAATTAATAAAATAAAAATTAAAATAGGAGAGTAAGGCAATGTCAGAATTAAAAGTTAGTGATGATTTGTTAAGTCAATATAAAACAAGCATTGGCGATTTAAATAGTGGCGATATAGAACAAGACAATTACTATAAGAACCTTCTTTTAATGGCAAAAAGTGATTTAATTACTGATGACATTAGTGTAGAAAATCTTGATAGTGAACTTGGCAAAGCATTAACTATTTTATATGCAAAAGCACTTATGAATGATAGCGACATTGCCACAAATCCGACAATCTCGCTTTTAAGAAATAAACTATCTTTAATGACAAAGGGAGATAGGGTAGATGTTCACGAATAAAAGATTAATTCTAATTTGTGATATAACTTCAACACAAGATGAAGAAACAGGCGATAGAATAAGGGTTGTTTCAAATGCTAAAAAGATAATGGGTAATAAAGAACTAACAGGTGTTAATACACAAATGTTGGCTCAAATGCAAGATATGACATTTAACTATTCAATAGTAGTTGATAGAATGTTTTACAAAGACCAAAAATATCTTTACATTGACAACACACTTTATAAAATACAATCTGTTTCTCCAGCAAAACTTCCAAAAGATTGCAGACTTAATGTTAGCGAATTTCACGATGAAAACATTGAAAATGCTATAAAGGAGTGGTTAAATGCAAGTATATAACAAAGAGCCAATCCAAGTTTTATGGGATTTAGTTAAAGAATTAAAATCACAAATTCCAATTTATAAAGAAATAATGCATGAGGAAGAAAACGATATTCCTTTAAGTTATATTTTATTGAGAAGTCAAGTTTCTGATACAATAAAAACTTATGGCGATGGAAAATGTTTAATTAGAAGTGCAGACTGCGACATTATTCTTGTTTCAAAAGGTTATGCAGATGACACAACGGATTTACATAACAAAAACAAGAAACTTATTAAAGAACATCTTAAAAGTCAAGATATTAATTTTAGTGAAGCAAATTTAGGTTATAATGAGGCGATACAATCAACCGAGCATAATTTTAGTTTAGGAGTTGATTACATTGGCTAAAACTAAAAGTGGCAGACACCAACTTAATTTAGCAGAAGAATTAAAAGATATATTAAACGAGTATAGCAAGGAACTTTATGCAAATAAAGAACAAGCACTCGATAAAGCATCTGATTATTTAATGGGTAAGCTAGAACAAGCAAGTCCTGTTGATACTGGCGAATTTAAAGAAAGTTGGTTAAGAACAACAAAGTATAAAGGTGTTAGGTATATTGGAAACTCTGCAGTTGGTGGCAAAAACAAATATGGTTATAGTATTCCTTTATCAAACCTGTTAGAATTTAGTTCAAAAGGCAAACCATTTATAAGGCGAACTTTTGATGAAAATAAAGAACAAATTATAAGAATAATAAAAGGAGAATTAGAAAATGGCAACTCCAAGTAAAGAAGGCAAAAAGCTTATTGAGTTTAACTGCCAAAATGGTGTTTATTCTGTAGATGAATCAACAGTTAATCCACTTGGTTATTTAGTAAGTGTTACACTTGATAAAAATATGTCAACAAAAGACATTTATGGAGATGGTCAACTTCAACTTTCTGTGCTTTCAGATAAAGGCATGACAGGTTCTTTAGAAATGACAGCAAGAGATGATGAGTTTGAAGAAGATTTAGGTTTTGTAAAACAAATTCTTAATGGTCTTGCAGATGTTCAAGCACTTCAAAATAAGAAGATTGATATTGGCTTTGAAACATATATATTAACAAAAGATGGTGTAACAAAAACAAAGAAAGTTTGGCTTTTAGGTGTTCAAGTTACTCCAGCAAGTGATTCATTATCACAAAATACAGATACTACAAACGAAGCAACAGCAAGTTATGGTGTTACTGTTACTGGTAAGAACCTTAAAGCAAGTGGTGGAACAAATGATTATGTTGATGAAAATGGAAATACACTTAAAGTGTTTAAAATTTCATCTTTACCAACTGATGATGGTTATGCAACATTCCTTGATTCAGTTCCAACACCAACAGCAAAATAATAATTAAAATAGCAGTCTAATTAAAGACTGCTTTCATGTAAGGATAGTTTAATTAAAACGATTGGCTGTATCAATAGTTATAGGTTCAAGTCCTATTCCTTACACAAAAACTTTTATACAGCAAAAGGAGAATATTATGAAAGTAAAATTCCCAATTCAACGAAAACAATTAGTTGATGGAAAGGTTACAAAAGAAAAACAATATATTGACTTTGATGTTGATGTATCGTTAGCAAGTCAGGTAAGATATGAAACAAAGTTTCCTGATTTAGCAAAAAGAGAAGATTTATATAATTACTCAAAAAGAATTAGTGAAATTAAAGAGTTGTCAACAGCAAAGATATTAAGTTGGTTTAAATTACTTTATTGTTGGATTGATATTGATATTGAGTTTATTGAATTTTTAAAGTTGTTTGATTTAACAGACCAAAAATATGTTCAAGAACTAGTTAAAGTTTTACAAGAAGCATTTGAAAAAATATTTGATGGAAGTGCTGAAAAAAACTAATTGAGCATAGAGATTTAATGATAAAGGTTTTTGAAAAGTTGCCTAATCAAAATAAACCAAAATTCTCTATGCCATTAAGTTTGAGGTTGATGAAAGAGTGTGCATCATATAACATTGATTGGAAATATTTGCACATTGCAGATTTATTTAGTATAATTTATTCGATAAGAATAGACAATGCTAATAGATATTTAGAAAATGAAAGGCAACAAAAACTAAATCAAAGAGGCATAAAAAGTATTACAAAAGCAACAGATGAAGATTTTGACAGATTATAGGAGGTGCGAATGGCTGAAAGTATTAAGGGTTTATCCGTTAAAATTGGAGCTGACACCTCCGATTTTATTAAGGGATTAAAAAAGGTTGACAAGGAAATAAACCTAACAAATAAACAAGCAAATGAACTTCAAAAAGGTTTACAACTTGAATTTGATGAAGGTAGATTTGTTGAAGCTCAAAGGCTTATTAGACAATCCCTTGAACAAACTGAAGAAAAGGCAAGAGCTATACGAGAGCAGTTAAAGTTTTTAGAAGATAGTGGAAATGTAGATACAGATGGTTACAAGAAACTACAAACTGAACTTTATAAAGCTGAAAACAATGCTGTAATGCTCAAACAAAAGCTTGAAGATGTTAATAATGTAAAAACTAAAAGCATTACAACAAAAATTAAAGATTTAATAGTAAATATGAAGTCAGCAACTGCAACAGCAATAGCAGTTGGAGCTTCAATTTATAAAATAGGTAAAGACTCTGCACAAACAGGTGGAGAAATTCAAGACTTAGCAGATAGGCTAGGTTTAACAGCAGAGCAAGTTCAAAGATACGATTATATAGCAATGCAAAGTGGACTTACTACTGAAGAACTTTCAAAAAGTATTGCTAAAGCTCGTGATGCTATTGGAACAGGACTTGCTGGAACAAGCAATACAGCTACACAAGCACTTCAAACTTTATTTGGAGATTTAAGCAAAATTCCAAAAGAAAGTGAAGCAGGATTTACTGCTATTATTGAAAAGTTAAGCCAAGTTAAAGATAGCACTTTACAAGCTTATTATGCAAATGAAATATTTGGAGAAAGACTTGCAACAAATTTACTTCCAATGATTAATAACGGAAGTAAAAAATTAGCTGAATTAAATAGTGAATTTGAAACTTTAGGATATTTATCAAATGAAGAAGTGCAACAACTTGCAGATTTAGATGATAAGTTTAATAGAATAACAAAAAAGGTTCAAAACCTATCTGTTATGTTAGGAACAGCATTT